CGGCCGGTAGCCCTACTGGGTGGGCGGAACCTATGCTGACGGAAACGGCATGGGCGGCGGAATGACCAACGGCGGAAGCTATGCCCGCGGGCGCAGGAATGCGCGCCGCGACAGCATGGGCCGGTATTCCGGCGAACGCGGGTACTCCAGGAACGACCTGGCTGACGAAATGCGCGAACTGATGGAAAAGGCTCCGGACGAACGGACCCGCCAGAAGATCGAACGCATGGTGGCAGAGCTCGAAGAAGTGTAAGGGGTGATGGCCCTTGATCACAGAGCACGATCTGCAGGAAGCGATAGCTGAATGCCAGGGGCAACGAAACCCAAACGCCAGCACGGCCATCAAACTGGCCGCATACTATACGATACGCCGGGAGCTTTTCGGGGAAGAAAAGGACGCCGGGCCGCTCCCCGGATATTCCTACGCACCGGAACCGGAGCCGTTGATCCGGAATGACAGCGGCTCCGAGTTCGCCCGGGCGATTGACGGACGCAGACAGGATGAAATCTGGCCGTTGCTGGAAGAAATGATGGAAACCATACACGCGATCCATCCCAGGCTGTATTCAGCCGTGATGGACAGGCTCCGGTAAAACCGGGGCCTTTTTTCAATTGAAACGGGTATTTTTCCACGGAAAGTGGTAAAAAAGCCGGTATTTTTCCATTAAAAGGGATTTACAATACAATTATAAAATTGTATAATACAACCGTACCAAGGGGAAACCGAGGACAGAAAGAGAGGGCAACACGATGAAAAGCAACATCAAGACGACGACGGTGGCCGGAAAGACCTTCACGGTATGGAGCGACTTCATGATGCGCGGAACATACGCCGCGGACGAGAACGGGAACGAAAAGCGGATCTACGGCGGCGGATACCTGAGCAACGACCTGACGATCCGCAAGGCGATTGCGGCACGGTTCGGCCTGCCGACCTTCCGGAAATAAGGAGGGCACCACGATGAAGACGAACATGAAAGAGATCCGGGAAGAGATCAAAAAGCTGGTGATCAGCAAGGGACTGGACAACATCATAAATGCGGATCTGAATGAGATCCACAACCGCACGGGCGCAAGCTACTGCGCGATGCAGAATGCGATCAGCTACTTCCGGTACTCCAAGCAGACCGCAAAATACATGATCTGACACCGGCAGACGGGGCATCCACCGGGTGCCTCGTAGCCGATGCCAGACATCGGAAACCGAAGTGCCCCAAAGCAGGACGCCGGAGAGAGATTATAAATGCGCTCTCAACTATCGGCATGGGTGGTAGCATTTCCCGTTCAGTCCCGGGTCGAGTATCTGCGAAACAGGATTTGATGCCTGCCAGAGCACCGACAAAGGTAGGGGTTAAATGGAGTCTGATGAACAGCCTCGGTTTTCGATTCCTGGTATCGGAGAAAGAGAGGACAAACACATGGGCAACTTATTTCAGGCGTTGAAAGCGAAAGGGGCGATGTTATGAACCAGAAGCAGAAGGAATTGATCAAGGCAATGTACCCGGCTGGGACCCGGATCGAGCTGATCCGGATGGATGATCCTTGGACCAGCCTGAAACCGGGGGACCGCGGAACAGTCGAGATGGTGGATGACGCGGCCCAGATTCACATGAAGTGGGACAAGGGAAGCAGCCTGGCGCTGATTCCCGGAGAGGACGAATTCAAGGTGGTGAAAGAATGAAGTATTACTTAGCCTACGGTTCCAACCTTAACATGGCACAGATGAAGCATCGGTGCCCGGAAGCAACAGCGGTCGGTGCTTCCATGCTTGAAGGATACCAGCTGGTGTTCAGGAGAGGATACCTGACAATTGAGAAGAAGGAGAATTCCCGGGTGCCAGTCGGGATCTGGAAGATTTCAGACGGTGATGAAAAGGCGCTTGACCGGTACGAAGGATACCCGGGGTTTTACTACAAAGAGGAAATGACGGTCGAATTCTGCGGAGAAGACATCCGGGCGATGGTGTATATTATGCACCCGGTATATCCGATCGAGAAACCGAACCACCATTACCTGCAGACGGTCCGTGACGGATATAAGGACTTCTGCATCGGAGAGATTGAAGGAGGGCTGCTGGACGCGTACCTGCGGACATACGACTGACTACCAAACTGACTACCAATGATGGTCGAAAAAGTGTTTTTTGATATGTTTTGGACATGATCACCAGAACAGAAAAAGGCCCGCGATTAAGTGAAATCGCGGGCTTCTTTCATGCTCCCCAGGTAGGGCTCGAACCTACAACCCTTCGGTTAACAGGCAAAACGTGGTCAGATCTGTGGCCGTTGATAATCAATGGTTTTCTGGGTGTTCTTCGGAGTCCTGACTACCGATCTGACTACGAAACAGCGTTTTTTTCAGCCTTTCGGCCTCTTTTTCGGACCGATTGTCCGAGGCTTCATCGTAGATCCGGAGAACCATCTTTTCATCCGCGTGACCCATCCATCGGATCACGGTGTTGATCTCCACCGGAGGATCGGCATCCCGGCACATGCAGCAGAATGAGTGCCGGAGATCATAAGGAACGACGGTAAACGAGATCCAGGGCGGAAGCTGGCCGCCTGCGTCCAGGATGGCTTTGTGTTCCCTGGTCTTTCCATACCAGCGCTTTGGACAGCCGTTGATGGCCGTTTCCATGCAAGCAACATAGGACTCCCACGCGGAGCGCCATGCCTGGATCGTGACCTGGTTCCCTTTCGCGCTGGTGATCAGACGCCCTTTCCTGCCGGAGAGGGCATTTTTTAATGGCGGGAAAAGTGGGATCGTGCGGGCTGCCTGATCTGTTTTGCCCTTCTTCGTCAGCTGATAATGGTTGGAGTCCTGAATGTGGGCAAACTCATGGAGAGTGATGGTTTCGGACTTGAAATCTACATCTCTTTCGATCAGCACGGCTTTCATTTCCTGCGGGCGAATGCCTGCATAGAGCATGGCCATGACCGCCGGATGGGCGCGGTGATCCGTGCAGAGGGTTTCGATCCAGGTCCGCTCCTGCGGGGTGATCGGCCGGTGGCCTCCGGAGGTTCCGCGGTGTGGTTTTGCGGACTTCTCCCGGGCGGGGTTGGATCTCAGATAGCCGTCTGCTACCACCGAATCGAACAGGGCGCAATACAGCTGCTTGGCGCCATCGATGTAGGATTTGGACAGCCCCAGGTACCGGGTGGAATAGATCTCCTTGATGTCGGACGGTTTGACCATGTCCAGGGAAAGATCCCCGATGGCATCCGTCAGCTTCTTCAGGTGGATTTTCAGCCCGGTGAGTGTGGACGCAGCGACGGAAGGGTATGCCCGATGGATCCATTTTTCCGCGTATTCCCGGACAGACGGAATCGCGCCGATCTGTTGTTTTTCGAGACGTTTATACTCCTCGCGCTGGGCGATGGCATCGTCCGGATCATAGGAGTAAAACCACTGATCCTTATACCGGCAGGCATAGCGGCCGTCCTTCCGCTTTTTGAGTGTCGGTTTTTTTGCTCTTGGCATCAGAACGCCGGGGCAATCGGCGGCGCGAGGACCACCTGGCTGGACGTTTCAAAAATGCTACCCTCGACAAACAGGACCTTACCAACGAAACCACCGGCAGCGATCACATGCCGGAAATCCCAGTAATCCGATCCGACCGGAGTCGCGGAGACGATCGCAAGATCCGCGGCGGAGATTGAGTAATATCCGGCCGGGATATCCACGCCGATGATCCATTCACCAACGGGAACCACAACCTGCTTCCATTCCGGGCGGCTTTTGATTTCCGCGTTGACGGCATCGCGCAGCGTGAGCAGATCATCAAAGGACATGGCAGACAGATCCGCAAGCTCGGCATGAACGGCAGCCGGAACCAGGAACAGAACCAGGACCAGAATCAACAGTTTTTTCATGGCACACCCTCCACTTCTGTGATCGTTTTGTCGTTGTAGAAATCATCATTCTCCAGGTGATGAATTTCGTGACGGAAAGCGCGGAGTTTCCCCATTGGCGACAGCTGATCGTTGATATAGATATTCGGATAGCTGTCCTCGCCAGACAGCCGGGTCGCCGCGGAAACAGGACCCGGAAGATTGACCATCCTGCAGGAAAACTCGTCCTCGTACAGTTTCATTGTATCACTCACCATTTGCCGGATCAAACGATTCGAGCACCGCCACGGCAGCCCGGATGTGTTCAGGCTTGGCCTTCATGGCGGCATCGAACAGGATACGTGTATTCGGATCGCGCCGGAGCTGCTCCCGGAGGGCAAAGACATCCGTGTCCTCCTTTTTAATTTCGGATTCCTGCCGGCCCAGGATTTCATCTACCGTGACGTCCAGGGCATCCGCGATCCGGGCCAGAGCCTGGGCGCCGGGTTCGATTCTCCCGGCCTCGTACTTGGCGACCGTAACGCGGTTCAGGGATGCGAGCTCCGCCAGCTCATCCTGGCTCAGGCCGCGGGCTTTCCGCAGGTCCCGGATACGTTCGCCGGTATCAATAATTGACAAAATGCGATTCCTCCTTTCGCAACTGAAATTGTAGCAAAAACGATTCAAAAATAAAATAGCAAAAATGGTACAAAATGGGGTTGATTTTCCGTAGCTATCGTGCTACAATACAAACCGTAGCAAACGAGCGACAATTTCAAAAGGAGGTGTAGCAATATGGCAAACCGGCTCCGCGAACTGCGGAAGGGAAAGGGGCTGACACAGGCGTGCCTGGCCCAGAAATCGAATGTGAGCCGGTCAGTCATTGCGCGGTTTGAAACGGGAAAAACCGGGCTTTCCACCCGGAACCTGGAGAAGATCGCGAAGGCGCTGGCTTGCAGGATGGAGGACATCCTGAAAGGAGAAGCCGATGGAAAAACTGCTAAGTGTGGCTGACATGATGGCCCGGTACCAGGTCAGCCGGCAG